TCGCGAACATTAAAATCTTTGGTAAGGACTGTTGGCAAGAAATTAGGATCGTTTTTGGCACGCTCTACATTTGCTGCCAGTTCCTCGTAATTCTTAATCGTCCCAAGCCCTGGGTTGGCCTTCTCCCATGCCCGAAAATCCGTCCACTCGCTTCTATCATCAAGCTCATAAATAAACGCCAAAAACCTTTCATCATCTATCACGCCATCAAGGGCCTTACAGGCATAGTTGTATATATCATCAAAAATACATTCACGAACAAAGCCAGCAGTTGTAATCATAAACAGAATGGGCTGTTCTCTTGCCGCCATCGACTGCTTCATGACATCGTATAAGTTCCGGTCCTTAATAGCGTGTAGCTCATCCATGATTACACAGTGAGAGTTAAGCCCATCCAAGCTGTTACTTTCCGATGCCAACGGCTCATACTTGCCAAATGTAACAGGAAAGTATAAATCCGTCTTGCGCTTCTTTAAATGTTTTCTGAGTGCCGGGCTTTGGCTTACCATGTTGCAAGCTTCAGCGAACACGATCCTTGCCTGATCTTTTTTTGTGGCTACCGAATAACATTCTGCCCCACCTTCACCATCACCTACGAGCATGTATAACCCCAAAGCACTCATGAGCGTTGATTTACCATTCTTCCGCCCCAACAAGATAAATACTTCCCTGCACCGCCTCAATCCTGTTTCTTTATGCACAAAGCCATACACGGCTTGAATAAGCGCCTTCTGAAAGAGCTCCAGCTTGACCGGCTTGCCTGCCCACTTGCCCTTGGAGTGCTTACAGAATTTCTCTATGAACTCGATGGGCTGATTGGCCTTCTCTAAATCAAAAACCCACGGTTCACGTGGGTTCTCTATTTCATCGACAAGTTTTTTGTATTGTTGTTTTAATCTTTTACATGCCGCTATCTCGCCTCTTTCTATCTTCTCCCAGTATTCCAGTATATAGTTCTGCATTATCTTCCCGCCCTTTTAACAAAAGCCATCAACTCATCTTCTACTGGCTTTGCCTCCTCTTTTGGCAACATACTAAGCAACTGTTTAATAATAGCAGCATAGCTCTTAACCATCTCGTTATAAATCTTTGACGCTGGATGTTCACGTAATAAACGCTGTTTGCCCTGCACAAACAATTCGACAGGTCCTTCCTCGTTTATGCGCTCCTGTAGTTCCTGCAATGTCGCATATAAAAACGCAGCTTGTTGTTTGAGCCCTTCTATCAATTGTTGGTCTGCCTTTGGAATATTCTTGAAGTATCTATTCAGTTTCTGTAATTCTTTCTTGTATAATTTTTCCTTTTCTTCTTTAAGCATTTTTACCACCTTTAAAAAATTTTTGCGCAACTTTGGCCAGTTTTGCGACGTTTTGGCCGATTTTGGCCGCTGCTGGTCAGCCCCCCTCGTGTAAAAGCCCATTCCGAGGTTTTCGAAGGGCCGCGCCGCCGGTCTCCAAGCCCCTCCTCTATTTAGAAGGTGGGGGGGATTGAATTAAGTTCCCTTCATCATCAAACGCTAAGCCTTCTGCAACAGGCATTTTTGTACTATGCTCTTTGTTATGGCAATCCTGACATAACAGTTCAAGATTATCAAAGCTAAGTGTTATATTCGGGTCGTTTATATTTTCTGGCGTTAAATATATCTTATGGTGAACTATTTCTCCCGGTTTCCCACACCTCTCACATATTCCATGCTGATAAATAAAATAAGCCTGGCGAACTTCCTGCCAAGCTTTTGATTTATAAAAACGCTCTGCCCATGGCTTCACGCTATCACCTACATGTCTTATTTTTCTAATAGCTTTTCTATATTTCTGTTTAATCTGCTTAATTGTCTTATTATCATCCAATTTTGCTCTACCAATGCGGACAAATACGTTACTTTTGCTTGTTCTTCTGCTTTTGCAAAACTTAGTGCCATACCTGCTTTGAACCATTTATTCCCTGCTAAATCTTGCGATATCCTTCGTAACACCACTAAGTCTTTTTCATCTAAATCTTCTAATTGGTATTTCTCCATAAATTTTTGCATTTCTTCTTGTCGTTTTTCTTCTTTATTGTCTTTACCGCCAAATAGTGCCATAATTATACCCCCATTTCAAAAATATTTTTATAAATATATTCTACACCAACATAAATTTTCTTACAAGCATAACAAAAGCCCGGCGGGGTGACCGGGCTAAACAAATAAAATTTATATAATTCCACTTACATTATATCATACAAAAGTGTATCATTTAGTCTCATCTTTTTTTAATTTTTCTAATGCTTCTTTGTGTATTCTATGTATTTGCGCCCAACTGTAGTTCATCTCATCGCATATTTCTGCCCAGCTCTTGCCATATATATACCTCAACCTTATCAGCAGTTTTTCTCTTTCATCCAGTTTTTTTATTGCCTTTTCTATCTCGTTTAGCTTTTTATAACTTTCTTGCAATTTTTTATTTATTTCTTCCTCTACTTCCATTTTCTTTATAATCAAATCCCCCATCACATCTCTATTACCCGTTCTGGATACCGCCACTAGCGTATACCGTGTTGTAATTCTTTGTAACTGCGCATCTATCTCTAACAATTTCTCTTCTAGCTTTTCTATGTTTTTAAGAATCCACCTATATTGCATTAAATCGTATTTTGTCATATTTTTTCAGCCACCTTTCATAATCAGGCTTAATTTTTCTTTCGTAGCTAAATCCAAGAGCTCCTCTATTGTTATGTACAGTCTCCCTTTCTTCTTCTCTTCTTCGTATAGCTCCATTGCCTTGTCCATGTATTGAAGGAAAAGTGCCATATCTCCGTTCAGGTATCGCACTATCGACCTGTAGCAGTATTTCAGAACATCTTCACTCATAGCGATACCTCCTTTTTATACTTACCTCTCTTCCAAAACTTATCTTGTGATTCTTTAGCTTTAACCCTACAAATTTTACATCTTGTATATCCGGGTTCTGCGGGTCTTTTCCCACATGTTACACACATTCCTGAAATCTTTTGTTTATGATACCATCCCCTAAAATTTTTATCAAAAATCATGCCTTCTCTTTGCATAATATTTATACGTCTTAATGTTTCGCTTACAGCTTCTTCTGCACTTATATTATACTTATTCATAGCCAATTTCATCAGTTTTAGCCCTATCGCAAGTGCTTCTATAGGTTCACCAAGAGGTTTTATTTTCTCAGTCATACTAACATCTCCTCTATTTCAATTTCCACACGCTCCTCCTTGTCAGAAATTCTCTGTATAGATAAACTGCATATTTGCTTATCATCTATGTAAGCTACGCCATTCATTCCATCAAGAATAGACTTTGCGTAATTATCCAGATCACCCTGTATCTTGCTACTTGCGTAGATAGTTATATAGACCGCAATATTCTTTCTAAGAGGGCTTTTTATTACTTGCTTTGCTTTCCAACCTACTAGTTCCTCATACATTCTTGTCTTTTCTGGTGTATAAGCATGTCCTTTTGAAAAACGTGGCCTCCCTTTAGGGACCGGCCTTCCAGGTATCACAATTTTGTATCTCATGCTGTCACCTTCTTTTTGGCCTCTTTAACTTCTCTCAATAGCATATTCAATCTCAACTCAGCAGCCTTTAGCTCATATATCGCTATCTCTATTTCATCGCCAATAGCATTATTGAATCTCTCTTCTGCAATTTTAAGCTGTTCAATAGCCTGAGCTATTTCATTAAGAATCATCTGCCTCTCCCCCTTCTCCCAGCATTAAACGTTGTTCCGTAAGCATCGCTATATCTCTTTTTAATCCTTCCGGTAATAGAGCCTCTTTTCTCTCCCGCTCTTGTAATTGTTGATACATTTTCAAAAATTGTCCTCTTACTACCCCCGGTTCTTCAGAAAGACATATTTCTCTCCAGCCAATATATTTCACTACTCTTGCTACAGCAGGACTCATGCTGGATATTGCCTCTTCCTCCATGTATGAACCATACAAGCGTATCGCTCTTTCCACTTCTCCCCATGCTTCCGCAGCGTCAATTTTATTTTCCTTCGGCATTATTATTTCTGCTGCCTGTTTACGAATATCAGCTATTGTTGGAGGATAAGGACTTTCAAGAAGTATTTTCTTAACAGCAGCCTTTGCAAGATTAAAATCAATATCAC